ACTTACTAAAGAGAATAGAGATGGTCTTAGCCAAGAATTTATTGAGATATTTGATGAAAAACTTAAAACATTTCATGAAAATCTCAAATAAGGATAAGAGAATGAACCCGTCTACACAAAACTATATCTGGCTACACTGGAAGCTGTTTAAGGATGACGAAAAGCCTAAGCCATCATCAGCAATATTTGTAATCGATAATGAAAAAAATATTGAGCGAGCTTACTGGAATGAAAAAGACGAGTTCCAATATTGTGATTGTTGTAGAGTTATGATTATGGAAAAGAATCTTGTTGCTTGGATATATGAATCTGAGTTACTTGATACGGCAGTAGACCTTCGTGAGTACATTCAGTTTAAGAAATAATTAATCCCCACAGGGAGCTCGAGTCGTCTTAATCATGTCGTGAGTATTGATAACAACAAAAAGTGATTACGAGTTCCCTTGAAAATAACAACCAATGTCCTCTAAGACGACATACTGGACATTGAAAAATGATCCAAAAGGATGTAGAAAATGGTCACCAAAAAAATCCTGTTTAAGGATAAGATCAAGTCCTCTTACTACCTGGACAAGAAAACCGAGGAAAAGATCGTTGAAATATATATTAACCGCATGAAACGCGGTGAACGGCCCCGCAAAAGTAGCATCGTTGATGAAGCAATATCGTTGCTCTATAAAACGGAGTTTGGCAAAAGAGAATAGAGCTCGATATCATTACTTTGGTTGAGCATGAGGCAATTTACAATACGATACACGGGCAAAGGAGATAAAATGGCCAAACGAAAAAACCTTGTTGATATACGTCTACCCATCCCACTAGGACAAGACGCTCGTTACTATATGGGGCAATTGGAGTTGGATCATGATTGCCATGATACCTTGAGAGGATAGCATGGAAGATAATAAAGGATCAATGATGGAAGATAAGAAACTGGGCTGGTGCAGTGTGATCTATAGAGATGGGCCAGAGGAAACCTTCAAGTGTACTATGGAAGATTTCCAACGTCTCTTGAGGTTTATGGATGAGGGCAAGCAGGATTGGTGGATGGGAGAGTGGTTTTCTGTCCGTATCTCTGACATCTCATCAGCGCACTTTAATGAGAACTTTAAAGAAAGCCATACAGGATGCTTAGATGATAATCATGACTTTGGTAATAGATTTGATCAGGCAAAGAAAGGAGTGAAGATTGAAAAGGTCATTGAAGTTGAGCATGATGAGCATCTTTTGGATTTTGGTACCGATGGTAAATATAAAATAACATGGTGTTGGAGCTGTCCTCCCGATGAGAAGGGCGAAGTGAGAATCAGCCTAGAGAAACAAAGCTTCTATTGTATGACATGTCATAATGCAGGGGATGTGTTTGAAGTTATGAATGATCTTCATGGTTCAACATCATTAGAATCATTGGATTACTTAGAGAGACATAAAGATAAGTACCAATAAAAAAGCCCCGAGCTAACATTCTCGAGGCCCGCACAATGAAACACTACATGCGAAGGCTCGTTTCGATCACATGAAGCTCATTGAGAGGATAGCATTAATGGCACGAAAGCAAAAGTCTAGGCTCTTAAATATTCGTTTTATCGTTGAGATATTTACCGAACGATCTAAAGACCTTGAAGTTATCAAGTCAGGCTCATTTTATTATATAAAGAACACTAAGACTGATAAAAGCATGTATGTGGATATGAATGTGTTTACAAGGAGGAAGAGATCAATCCAAGTAGCCTATCTTTGTGATGCTATATTGGCTGAATTCATAGAACAGATTAAAAAGAAAAATCCTCACAGGGAGCTCGAGACTGAGTAAAAACCATATAGCTATATACCTTTTTTTACTCTGTTCGTTACTTTATGAGGAATTTTCTTTGCATAGCACCAAATAAATGGTAGCTTTTGCTAAATTGAAACTTAAAACCAAATGAAAACGGGTGACGTCTAAATCACCCCTTTTCGCAAATTAATCGTCGGAGCGATTAACTCATGTCAAAATATACCAAGCAAAATCAACTCCCGCAAGCAAAATGTATAAAAAACCCTGAGATTTCAGGGAAATTCACTCATCCTAAGGGCTTCTTTTTTCATACCGATGAGTTCTACAAGCCAACCTTTTCTGATAAGAACAATCTGCGTCAGCAGATAGTTGATCTTTCTCGGGGGGAGAGAGATATGCTCAATGCGGTTATCTCCTACGACAATAGCTTTGTAGACATCTTTCCATCACAGGAGACCATTGGTGCTAAAGCCAAACCAGAGAAGCCGTATAGCCGAGATTGGATGCGTATCTGTGGAGACAGCCTTACGGCTAAAGGATATATAGATCATAAGAATAGGAATGTAAAAGAAGGTTTATATACCAGCAATGAGTATGATCTCTCAATTCTCTTTAAGAATGTTTACCTTCGCCCCTATCTTGCTGATGTACTTCCTGCCCTTAAAGAGACTCCCAGAATCTACTATCTTTTGAGCTTTTCAGGTTGCTATCAAAATAAGCAACTGGATGAAAACTTCGCACTATTAAGAAATACTAAGAAAGAATATACATGGAGTGATGGCGAATGGGCACGTCAGTATGCCCATATGAGCCATTCACTCACAAAAGATATAGATAACGTAATAGAAAGTGCGCCACGGCTTAGGGGATTACCTTCGGATCCCCAGCCAGGCGCCTTTACGGATTGGAGTTCCGTCATCGGGGAACGCCCTCTGACTCCACAAGAGAGGCCTCGCCCCTTCGGGGGATCCTCGGCCATGAATATATCTATAGCAAAACCCATAAAGGGTGAAACCCTTTCCCAGGACCAGTCGAAGCAAAACAATGAGAGTATAATGACTGATAATAAAAGGAAACCTATGTCAAAATGTCTTCTTCCCCATTGCCACACTGAGTTACAGCGTAAGAACTTCTATCGTGGCAACCCTCATCACTCTGGCTTTACCTGTGAGGATTGTAAAGAGCACCGTACCAGCAGCCGATCAACCGTCGACAAATTGTCGACAGTTAATAGGAATAAAGCTCCCCAAAGAACTCTTGCTGAAGCCCTTGCTGATATAGATGTGTATGATGAGAAAGATAGAACAGAGTTACCTTTTTAGGACTGATTATGAACTCACGCACCTATACAATCAAAGGGCTACCTATTTCATGGAAGAGGGCTGGGATCAACAAGAAGTATGGTAGATACTTTGATGCCCAATCATTTGAGAAAGAGCGGGTACGCTTAGAGCTTGTTACGCAACAGCCTATTCTCATAGCTAAGGGCCCCATCTCTATCTCATACACCTTCTATCTGCCTATACCAACGTCACTATCTACCTATAAGAAGAATAAATTACCCGCTACGCCCCATTTTATTGCTCCGGACATAGATAACCTCTATAAGTTCTACTCAGATGCTTTTGAGGGCTTTCTCTACACTAATGATTGCCAGATAGCCCAACTCGCGGTATATAAGGTTTATGATAATAATCCAAGAACTGAATTAACTATTGAATCAATGAAAGATAAGGGATGAATAAAACTAACATTATCATATCATGCACCTGCTTTATGTTAGGAGTCGTAGAACTCCATTACTTCTTTCATACCATGTGGCTTCCCTCTCTCTATCTGGTCACTTTCTTTGCTACTATGATGGCATTAGGATCAAGTTTTAACTTAAAATATTGAATATGAGATTTAACGGTTATTCAAGGCCGCTTGGTGATCCTCTTGAGAAGGACATTCTGATAACCAAACTCTTTAGAAGTAATAAGATATGTCCTTTCTGTGAAGGAGAGCGTAGAGATATACTCATGACAGTTCCCCTATCATATATTCGTGCTATTATGGAGCCATTAAAACCGTGCCATCATACAAAAGGAAAATGATGATCCACTACTTAAAATATATTGGTATCGCAATTATGGTTGCTGCTGCTATTACTTCTATCGCTTATTATTTTAAAGGTGATAAATAAATGAGGTCCTATGGCTAAAACCCCCCACAATAGCATGCGAAATAAGAAAGAGCCAAAAAGCGTAGTGGGCTATCAGGGGCTTAAAACACTGCTCTCATGGCGGGATAAGAACCCAGGTGAAGTTTTCATAAAACAACTCTCAGAACATCTCATAGAATGGTCATTAGAAGAGAGTTCAGAAGACTTCTTAGACTTTCTAAGACTCTATACTATTCCTTCCACCACCTATTATGAGATGTTACCCCGCTTTCCTATACTTAAAGCTGCCCATGAATATGCCAAGGACCAACTGGGATCACGCCGTTTAAAGATGGCTGTTCATAGAGACAAAAATTGTAATGAACGGTCTATCCATTATGATCTCAGACGTTATCATCATTCATGGATGGATACCTGGAAAGAAGATGAGGAAGCTAAGAAGAAATTAGATGCGTTCATAGAACAAAAGGTAGAAGTATTAATGAAGACCTATCATGACAAAACAGATACATCTGGATCGCTTCCAACCCCGTGATTACCAAATCCCTCTTATTCAAGCATTAGAATCAGGAAAATATACACGACTCATTTGCTGCTGGCATCGAAGAGCAGGAAAAGATATCTGTGGCTTTAATCTCATGATTCGAGCAGCTTTACGGAAAATGGGTGTCTACTATTATATATTTCCTACCTATTCTCAAGCCCGTAAAGTGATATGGGATTCTATTACTACTTCAGGACAACGATTTATGGACTATATTCCACGAGAGTTGGTAACCAATACCCATAGTACTGAAATGAAAATAACCCTTCTGAATGGATCTATAATACAATTGATAGGATCAGATAATATCGATTCACTTATGGGTACCAATCCAATAGGGATAGTATTTTCAGAGTATGCTTTACAAGACCCTGCTGCATATCAATTCCTTCGCCCTATACTTCTGGCTAATGGTGGATGGTCGCTCTTTATATCCACACCGCGTGGCAAGAATAACTTCTTTGATTTATGTAAAGTAGCCAAGGATAATCCAGAAACATGGTACTATTCAGAGCTTACTATCAAAGATACCGGCGTTATATCAGTTGATGAGATTGAAAAGGAAATAAAGGAAGGGCTCATATCAGAGGATTTAGCTCAACAGGAATACTTTTGCAGCTTTACGATGGGTGTTGAAGGGGCCTATTACTCTAAATATATAGATAATCTTCGTCGAAAAACTCAACTTTCAAATGTTCCCTGGGAACCTTCTTTTCCTGTTCATACCGCATGGGACATTGGGGTACGTGATAGTACTGCCATCATATTTTTTCAGAATATTGGTACTACAATTCACATCATAGATTTTTATGAAAAGAACAAAGAGGGACTTGAGCACTATATTAAAGTGCTCGACTCCAAGCCCTACAAATACGGTAAACATATAGCTCCGCATGATATAGCAGTACGTGAGTTTGGGTCAGGGATGACCCGACTTGAGAAGGCAAAGAACCTCGGCATCAAATTCATCACTGCTCAGAACATACCCCTTATGGATGGTATAGAAGCTGTACGATCTGCATTCGCAAAGATGTATATAGATATCACCAACTGCTCACAGCTTATCAAGGCACTCGAAAATTATCGCCAGGAATGGGACTCTAAGCGCAAGGTGTATTCGGCTAATCCACTCCACGATGTTCACTCGCATGCAGCAGATGCTATGCGGTATCTGTGCGTTTCACTTCCCAAAACTGCTGATGGACTTACTGCTAAAGAAATTGATAGGATCAAAGCAGATGCGCTTTATGGGGGACAAACGGAACAGAACTTTTTTAATGACCCTATAGATCAAGTAAGGTATTAATCTTTCTCTTGCCTTCGCGTACACGCGATTCTAGAATGAGCCTACTCATTCTTAAGAAAGGATTGCAATGGCATTGTTTCCCAATATCCCTCAGATGTTTCAAACGGCAGATAAATATGGAAACAGTGGCATACTGCAACGAATGGAGACTGCCTACCTTGATGCAGTAACTCCCAATCAACAATTCTGGTCTGAAGCGGCTATAGATACGCGCTTTTATGCTGGTGATCAGACAGTATGGAATGAATATTATGGCAACTCTCGTATCTCCAATAATAGACAATTCAACTTCAATCTCATCAGGCGCAATGTAGAGATGGTCTCTGGTCGACAACGCCAGAACCGTAAGTCTACTATAGTAGTACCGGTAGCCAATGCTGATGACCATACCGCAGATCAGTTTACCAAGATCCTTTTATGGCAAGCCAATCAAGAGAATACCCTTGAACTGATATCCGATTCATTTACCGGCGCTCTTATTACCGGCCTCAATCTGTTACAAGTATGGATGGATTATCGTGATGATCCTATTTCAGGAGATATTCGTATCTCGAACTGTTCATTTAATACTTTTGTAATTGATCCGTACTTTAAACAACAAGATCTTTCAGACTGTCGCTTTTTATGGAAACGTTCATATCTGGGTAAGCCTGAAGTGGCGTCACTGCTTCCTGAGCATGCTGATAAGATTATGGGCATGGATTCAGTGGGTAATAGGGACGGCAAGTTTCAGTATATGCCTGAGACCTATAACTATAATATGAACAATCTTCTTATTTATGATGAGTTCTATTATAGAGACTATAGAGAACAGAAGCTTTTGGTTGATGAACGGACTGGCGCCACTATGGAATGGCAGGGAACTGATGAAGAGCTCAAGATGTTTCAGTTTGCTTCTCCCGGCGTATCGGTTGTTAATCAAATAGTTCCTACCGTTAAGATGGCAGTCGTAGTACAAGGCCAAGTTATGTATGATGGTCCTAACCCTTTAGGCATCGATGATTATCCATTTGTGCCCGTATTGGCTTACTACACGCCAGAGCTACCGTATCTGCAGTTTAGAATCCAAGGAATGGTTCGTTGTTTGCGGGATTCTCAATACATTTATAATCGTCGCAAGATAATTGAGCTTGATATCTTAGAATCACAGATCAATTCAGGGTGGATTGCTAAAGAGAATTCAGTTATTGATCCTAAAGAACTGTATAAAACAGGCCAAGGCCAAGTAGTCTGGCGTAAATCAGATTCTATGCCAGAAGATCTCCAGCGGTTACAAGCAGCTGCTATCGATCCATCGATGTTTCAGGCATCCAAGGACCAAGCTGATCTTATTCAACAGATATCAGGAGTTAATGAAGAGCTGCTCGGTTCTGCTACTGATGATAAAGCAGGGGTATTATCAATGCTTCGCCAAGGTGCAGGTCTCACAACGCTCCAGCGCCTCTTTGATCAGCTCGATTTCTCCCAGAAGCTTCTAGGACGCATTATGATCAAGCTTATTCAGGCAAACTTTACTCCTGGTAAGGTTGCTATGATCCTTGGTGAACAACCATCAGAACGGTTCTTTAATAAAAACTTTGGTAAGTATGATGCAGTGGTTGAAGAAGGATTCAATACATCGACCCAACGTCAGATGCAGTTTGCTCAGTTGCTTAATTTACGTGAAGTGGGCGTACCGATCCCTTCTGAAATTCTTGTTCAATCGGCAACGGTTCAAGATAAGCAACAATTGGTACAAATGATTCAGCAACAAGAACAACAACAACAACAAATGCAGCAAGCACAATCTCAATCACAGATGATGGAACAAGAAGCTACCTTACAAATGGCACAAGCACGAGCTCAAGCTGATGCAGCTACCGCTGCTGAGCGCTATAGCCGTATTGAAGAGAACCGTGCACTAGCATTCGAGCGCATAGCAGAAGCAAACAGAGATGAAGAACAAGCATTCCTCAACAATGTTAAAGCTCGTAAAGAATTGCAGGACATGGATCTCAATCAGTATGAGCGGTTAACAGCTCTAGCGCACCAAATTAAGGCTCAGGAGCAACAGGAATTCGCTCAGACGGCTGTACATCAGACAGGCTTGATGAAAGTATTGGAACAGCTTCATAACAATGGTAGTATGCAGACGACTCCAGCGGCTCAACCTCCCGTTGGCTGATAGTAGATAGAGGTTAATAACCTTGTCCGGTAAAACTACACCGCGACAGTTTCTAAGGAGTTACTATGGCAAAACGTTACCACTCAGGAAAAATGATGGCTCATGAAGCCATGATGAACCGGGATGTAACTGGTTCAGAACGTGCCGATCTTAAACATTCTATGATCCATGAAGACCATTCAAAACCATCAAACCTTCCTCAAGAAGTCATGATGAAAGAGTACCCATCACAAGATTATTACAACAGTTATATTGATGACACTATGTATGGCATTGATGGCCAACATAATGAAGGCGTTCGCGGTATGAAGAAACAAATTCGCCAAAGAATGTTTTAACTTGATAGGTGCCCCATGCCTTGCATGCCCAGACCACGCAGTAAAGCCACTAAAATAGCCCATAATATTACAGGCGTACCAGCCAATATGAAAGGCTATAAACAAAATATTCCTGCTTCTAGGCCCGAATATGGCTTTACCTATGGACATAAGCTTGTGGGCACCATCCTCAGAGGTGGCGGGTCGTAAATATATATGTTTAACCATTTATTACAGGAGTGAATGCAACTAAGTAAAAAAGAATTTTTGTTCATTTAGGGTATTGTTCATTTAGGAGAAAACTATGGCATTCATAGAAAATTGCATGTGTAAGAACGAACTTTCTGTTCAAAGAGTATGTGCTAAACATCTTAAAGCGGAAGGTATCAAAGCGTGCGCAAGTAAAATTGATGACATGTGCGCTCAGAAGCTGTCCGTGAAATCGCTTTCAGCTGAATCAGAAGTAGTCAATAATCTTTGTTCGTCTGGCATGGTACAAGCTCAATCAGTTGCAGCTAATGTCGTTTCTGCAAACACGCTCAGTGTATCTAACTTGGTAGCAACTAATGCGTGTATTACTAATCTTACTTCTCAAACAGTAGCACCGTGTACCACCTATCGCGCTACAGTGAACTATAGCAATGACTTTACGTATACACTGGGTAGCTTCATTAACTTTAATAACATCGTTGATGATCCCAATAACAACGTAACATTATCACCACAGACTACCTATACTGCACCTGCTGCTGGCTATTACATGCTTACCTTTAAGGTAAATATAGACAATCTTGTTTCGAGCAGTCAGATTTTGGGTACACCAGTGGCTGAAGCAGAAGTATGGGTCAATGGTGTTCTGGTTCGTGAGACATTTGCCCCATTCCTCACTTTCTTTAATACTCAAAAGGTTATTCTGTCTTCATTGATAACTCTTCAAGCAGGTGATTTAGTTACCTTGAAGTATGAAGTTCTTGGTGGCAATGGTATTCCGGTAGTAGGAACGGTGGATATCGT